TCACTTCCACTTCACTCCCTTCTCCTTCAGCTCAGTCACAAACTCCTCATACTCCACCTCACTCATCGTCCCCTTCAACTTCTCTACCAGATCTTTCCTCTTATCTTTCTTTACCCGGCTCACAGCCTTCACAACCTCGGAAGCTCCATCCATCTTCACCCGGTTTTCCATCAACTTCCTCTCTTCTTTATCCAGTCCGACATCCTGATACACTTTCATCCGGCTTGAATAATCCAAACCTTTCACTCGCGCCATCAACTCCTTCCTCTCTTCCATTTTTGCTTTCCGTTCTTCCTTCTCTTCTTTTTTGGTCGCTTGGATCAATCTCTGCTGCTCTCTGGCTTTAGCCATCTCATTATCCCACAGATGCCCCCATGTTCCGGCCATACTCTTCGTCTCTTTCACAATACGCCCCATCACCTGCACCGCGGCTCCAATCTCCGGCCTTCCTGCCGCCGCAAACAATCCCATACCATTCAACCCTCTTCCCAACTGATTCATTACCTTCCCATACTCCTCTTCCTCACCGTTATACATCCTCACTACACCTTCTCCTCCTCTCCATAACGCCTCAGCATGATCGACCATCGTATTACTAAACTTCATGTACTTTTCGCCAGCCAGTTTTGAATAGATGAACTCTATTACCTCAGCCAATCCAAAAATACCGGAAAACGCCCCCATCGCTCCACTCACCGCAAACCCTTTCCACCTATCCCACAAATCCAACTCTTCCTCATCGTCACCTTGCCCCATCACCCACTTAAGAAACTCCACAATCACCTGATTCATGATCCCATACACTACCCACGCCTGACCAAACCGCCACGCAGCCTCTCCCATACCAATCTCTCCCCTCTTCCACTTCGCAATCGCCATATAACTCAACGCTATCTGCTTGCGCGGATCAGAGCGGAACATCATAAACATACGCCCCAGCGCGTTCGCATGAATCTCCCAAGGGCTCTTCTGCTCTGTCTCAATAGGTTGAGCCGTCCTCCGCACCGCTTTGTCCAGCGCGGCCAACGCCCTCTGCTCCACAACCTCATCACTCAATCCCTCTTTCATGGCTATCTTCTTGGCCGCCATATACGCAATACCCCCGGAAAACGTTGTAAATGCCGCATCAGTCAATCCAATCGGCAACATCCCGGCTTCCACGGCATCCCCCAGCATGCTCACCTTCATCCTGTTCGCCGTCAAAGCCTGCCTCATTTCAGGACTCATGCCCTGCATCAGCCTTTGTTGTATCGTCGGACTCATCCAAACCTCCGCCAACTGTCCCGGATTCGCCAATGCCCCAATAAACCCTTTCATGGCATCTGAGGGGGACATATCCGCCATGCTGGAAAACATGGCCGGGAGCTGCTTCAGACACGTCTTCAGGTTATATGAAAGCGCACCCTGAGCCATCGCCCCCAACACCCGGCTCACTACTTGCTGAGCTTGTCCGGCTCCGCCCGAATCCTGCGAACCGTCAAATTCTAAATCCTTCACCCACTTGGTCAAATGTGTCCTTGCCTGCGCCCCATGCACCGCATCAATCTTGTTCCCCAGCTCTCCATTCAGCAACACGGCCTTCATATCCCTCATAATCTCCGCAAAACTCGCCCAGTGATCCATCTGCATACTGTGCGCCCAATACGCATTCACACAACTCACCACACGCGGCAGCGCATAATGCTTCCGACGCATCTTGATGCTCCCCACACTCAGCCATCCGCTCCCTCTGGACTCCATCGGATCAACGGCTTCAGCGGCATTATCCGTCACGAAAAACCCCGGAGCATAATTCTGTACTTTAGGCATATCACACCCAAACAACCTCCTGTACACCTCATTATACTCCTTATATCCCCGCTCATACTCCTCCCCTAAATACTCCGCCACCCGCAACGCCCGCACATCAATATGATCCCTCACCTTCCCAATCGCAGCCTCGTCAAAACCCAACGCCTCCAGATTATCCTCATACTCCGGCATCGCGGACATCTGGAGCAAATACGCCGCCTCCAAATCGCTCATCTCCATCTCCACCAGCTCCGCGCCCTGCTCCAGCCATGAAAACTTCACAAACTCCTTCCTGCTCTTCGCCGGAATCTCGCTCAACGCCATCTTCAGGGCATCCATCGCCTTCTGATTCTTCGCCCACTTCGGCATCTGCTCTGCTTCCATCTTACCCTCCGCAACCGCCAGCGCCTCTTCAATCCGCACCCGCTCACTCCTGAACTCGCCTGGCATCTTCACCTCAATCCCCCAAGTCCGATTCTCGCTTAAATCCTTCAACATACCATCCACCACACGCCTCACGCCCAGCTTCACCTGACCATCCACCTTTCTGTCAGCCCTCTTCAAAAACTCCTCCGGCCTCGCAATCCGGTACAAGGCACCGTAATACCGCAACACTCGCCTCTGTCGCACATCATTAAACTCCAGCCGCGCCTTCCTGATGCCCTCTGCAAAATACTCCGTCACCTTCCCCTCTCCAAACAAATCCTCCATCAAATTCTCAAAACTCACAAACCCCCGCACCAAATTCCGCATCCCCTTACCCACACCCACATCATGCTTCGCCGCTCCGGTGCGCTCATTCACGCTCACCGGCTGCTCACGCCCCAGCCCCTTCCCGGCCTCATCCAGCAAATCCGCAATACGCTCACGCCGATCCTCCCAAAACGCCTCATTCGCCAGCCTCCCGGCAGAATACATCTCCTTCAGGGCATCCAGCGCGGCCTGCACTCTTTCCAAATCAGCCGTCAGCCTCCCGTGCATATTCCTCTCATACAACCCGCCAAACGCATCCAGCGCACGTACCCACTCCACCGCCTCATCATACTCAGCCCCGCCAATCAATGCCTTCTCCTCCACCACCTTCTCAGCCGTATTCTTCGCCGTTTCCAGCTCATCCGCATCCAACTCTAACGCCCTCTCCACCATATCCAGCCGCTTCTGAATCTCCGCATTCATCTTCCCACGCCGTACCCGGTTCTCGCCCACGCTTGCCGCCGCCCATTTTCTAAACCGTTCAAACTCCTTAAATCGGCTCTTCTTCCCTTCATTCACAATATGCCAATCCACATACTTCACCATACGCATCAGCGCATTCATCCGCCCTCTCCACGTCTTCTTCGCCATCACCTCCTCCCGGTAGGAAGCAACAACCTCCGGCCTGATCCCTCCGCGCACGTCCTTCGGCAGCTCCGTCACCACGGCATCACATACGGCCATCACGGCCAGCATCCGCTCCCTCACAGCCTCATCATCTCTTCCCTGCTCATCCTTATACACTCCATCCCTTGTAAACCCGTTCGCCTGCAACGCGCTCTCCAGCCGTTTCTGCATTGCTTCATACAACCTTGCTTCCTGTTCAAAAGCATGCCCCTGCACCCCAGCCAGATAATCCCACACACTCTGCCCACCACGCATCATCCGCATGGAAAACGTAATATCCGGATTCTTCGGATCATACGTCCCCCGGTTATCCGTGGCGGACTTGATCTGCGTGGAAGAGAACACTATCTGCATATTAACAGGCCCACGGGACATGAAGCCATCACGTCCAAGCGTCTCCGCGACCGCACGAAGAGCCGCTTCCTGACCACCAATAGTATAGAGTTCGCTGATAATATCCGCGTCGTTCACGCTGCTGTCCACAATCGCATCAACCGTTTCTTTCAACGCCTTCCGATACCACGCTTTCCCAGGATAACCATTCGCGCTACTCGCATAATCAGAAACAATAAGATCTCCGTCAGGGTCAAGATGTTCTATCACGCGCTCGACGTCTTTCTTGCTCAGTGAAAGTTTTTCCGCATCAAACGGATTGCGCAAATTCAGAAAAACTTTAAAAAGATGTCCGCCCTTCGGCGCAAAGCCTTCCGCATAACCTTGATCATCCGTGAAATAAAAGCCGCGTCCTTTCACTGCGCCGTTCTTCATGGCGAACTTATGTGAGAACGTGTTGAACTTCGCCCCGCTCCCATGATACACCACCCTCGGCTCCCCGTTCTCGTCAACTACCTTGCTGGCATTCTCCGGGTCATGCTCCCAATCCCCAAACCAATTCTTAAACGCCTCCGTGCGCACGGAAAGCCACTGGTCTTCCGTCAGATTCGTATTCGCTCCGTTAGGCGCCTTCATGAACGTCCCGTCAGCGACCGCCTTCTTCTTGATGGACGCCTTTTCCCTTATAGAAAACGTCGCCGACCCATCCACATAATCCGCCCACGCTCCCCCGGTGGACTCGTCCGCAAACGCCGTAATCTTAATATCGTTGCCGTCAAAAATCACGTAATTATACGTCTGCTTCTCCTCCGCCTTCCAGCGGGAAAAACCGTCTGCGTACCTGATGCCCTTCACTCCATGCCTTAACAGAAACTCGCTCGCCTCTCTGGGGCTTCCCAAAGCATCCTCCAACGAGCGGTAAATCTTGCCCCCCATCCAATACCCATTTTCCGGATCCTTGTCGTTGAACAAAGAATACGCTTCTTCCTTGCCCTCATCCAGAAGCCAATCCCCTATTCTGGATGTTGTAGATGAGCCGTACCCTTTATCCCAAAACAGCAGCTCCCCTCCTTCCATGAAGTCCAAATAATCCTCCACATTCAGCTCCACGCGGTAATTGGAAGGCATGCCCGTCCTGACCTCTATCTCGTCCAGATGATCAAGCAAATATTGGTAAGCTATATTTTCAGCATCGGCCTGTCTTTTTGCCTGGGGATATTGGTCAGAATAACCTTCATTGATGCGGATATCTTCCCTCAATTCCTCCTTAATCGCTTCTATCTTCCCCTTATCCCCTCTGGCGTCAGACAAATCGCCAAGAACACTATAAACGGCATCCAACACGCCTGGTTCAAACCGATTGACATGTTCCGGGAAAACTATTCGGTCGCGCAACCCTCTGGCCATATCATCCACATTGGAAGCCTCCAACTCCCTGAACCTCCATGTCGCCTTGTCCTGCGCGAACTGGTTCAGATAACTCCGGTTCACCTTCGGATTCTCCGCAAAATACAGCCCCCAGCCATACGCCTGCGCTCCCTCGCCCTTGCCCATGAACGCCGTATCAAACTTCCGGAAACTGTGAGGACTTACATGCAGAGCGCGGACAGACATCGTTACATCGCCATCCGGCTTCACCACCACCGCATTCTCCGCAGCCAGAACCCCATGCTCATCAAAACCACCTTGCGCCTCCACATCCTGCACACTCACCTCACGCCCTTCTCTTCCTTGTCCAGCTAAATCTCTGTCAACATAATTGACAAACTCCTTCAACAACGCTACCCTTCCCTTGTGGGGTACTCCATCCCCTGCCTCGCCCGTGTTTGGGACGCGGGGTCGTTGCAGGGTGGCGGAAGTACCCTTCATGCTATCTACGTCCTCCACCGTGGAAGCATCCAGATCATAAAACAACTCCCCATTCTTCCCCTCTGCCACGGCAATATTCACATAGGCCAAATCAGCACTCCCATCACCGGAAGCCCCCTTGAAATCCGCTTTCGTCAAATAATAATGAAATCTGGCTATATTAGGCTTACGTTTCAAATCTGAATTCTCGCCGGAATAAATAAACTCAGCCCGCCCGGCCAACTCCGGCAGCACGGCTAACGCAGCTAAAACCCGTCTATCGGCTGCATGCTGTTTCACTTCCCTCCACCCCTTGCCTCCCACCTGCACCCGCTTCCCGTCCCCCATCACCAGCGCATACCCCTGTTCCTGAGTCTCCTTCTGCAACACTCTATACCGTTCCCGAATATCCCCCAGCGCATCCTTCAAATCAGAAGCATACGCTGCCGGCACATCCGCAGCAACAGGCTCCATCCCCTCCACCCGGTGGAACGCATCAGCCACACGCCGGGCCTCCGCCATCGGTACGCGCCTTACCCTGTCCCCCATGCTGAAACTCACCTCCTGCCCTTCCCCTCGCGCCGCATACCGCTTATACCCATACACCACGCTATCATACACCGCGCTCAACAACTCCCCGGAATCGGCAAAATCAAACCCGGCCTCATTCGCCGCCTCCAGCACATCGGACACACGCCCTTCCCGGCTGAAAAACTGCTCTGCACGCGCCACCACCCGTTGCTCAAAACTCTTCCCCAGCGTACCATCCTTCCTGCGTCTGCCCTTGGCCGTCCGCGTCGTCGTCAGGGCATCATAAATCCGTTGCAGCTCTCCGGTTAAATCGGAACCGGCCTCAGCCGCCGTCTTCGGGTGCGGCAGCCTCCCGGCCACCCACTCTCCAATCTCCGGCACATCCCCCATCGCCTCCGCCTCAATCTGCGCCTGTTCCTCCCTCCTCGCGCGCTCCGCAATCGCCGCCTCGTCAAACCCGGCAAAATCATTCAACAGGCGGCGAAACTTCTCGCTCATCTTCCCCTGTACGTCCGCGCCCAGCATCTTCTTCGCCAGCATCACATCCTGTGCAAACTCAAAATACTTGGCAAACAACAAAGCGAACATCTTGAACCACCGCCGCAACTTATCCGGCAGCCTCTCATCGGAAATGTGCCCCATCAAATGTGCTCGCGCCGCCTTGCTCACCCCTTCGCAAACCGCCTGTAACCTGTCCACCCCTTCCCCGGTCGCCAAAAACGTCTCACCCGTTGCACCCTCCAGCCGCTTCAGTTCATCCTCAAACTCCGCCACCGTCCACTCATTATCCTTAATCAACACCTTCGTCATCCCCTCCGTCCACTCCTCATAAACGTCAAACGGATTAGCCCCCCGGTACAATCTGCTCACCACCTCATACCGTCCGTTCGCAAACTCCTGCGCCACATTGGCTCCGTACACCCGCAACCGGGCAGCATCCACCCCGGCCTCCACTCCCATCTGCGCCGCATAAATCCTCTCCCGGCCTTCGGCAGACTTACGCATAAAATCACCCTGTGTCTTCAACTGCGCCAACGTCATCGGCACACTCAACTTGCTCCGGTCAAAACTCATCCGCCCATCCTGCCCCACATCGCTCAAATGCTGCATCATCTCCTCATTCGCTTCATCCTGCACCCTCCCAACATACCCCTCATCCTTATCCCGGTACTGCCGCAAGCTGCTCTTCAGCCCGGCCACCACCTCATCCTCCCGTTCCTCCAAATGCCGCAGCACGGCCTCATACGCATCATCATACGTATCATAAAACTCCGGCCTGTCCCCCAGCTCCACCACATACTGCATCTCCTCCGTAAACTCATTCATCTCCTCGCGGATCGGACTCGCCCCGAACTCCCGCAACTGCTCATTCACAGCCTCCACATACTGCTTCATCGCCTCCTTCTCATCCACTTGCCTTCCACCCTTGCGCTCCGGCACAGGCCCATGCTCAAAACTCAGCACAGGCCCACTCCCCACCTCGCTCACGCCGCCGCTCTCCGGCCCCTTCACACCCACCACAGCACCCTTCCCCTCCTGCACCTCCGCTCCATCCACACGCACCTCATCCACCCCTCGCGCCGTCTCCGCCGCATGCGCTTCAGCGGCGGCCACCACATCCATCGTCCTCACCCCGCCGCGGGCAGCCAGCTTCCTCATCCCGTCCGCGTCACCCAGCCCCACCTTCACGCCGTCCACCTCCTTCCCATAATTTTGGCGCATAAAATCCTGAATCCCATCCTGCATCATCGCATACCGCGCCACGTCACTCTCCTCCGCCCGCATCCGGGCAAGCAGGGAATCGCTAAAACCAAACGTCCGCTTCAGCTTCCCATACTCCCGGCTCAACTGCCGCTGCATCCCGGCCTCAGCCGTAAACCGCGCCCCGGCCCCCACCAGCGCAAACGCCAGCACGGAACCAAACAACTCCATATTCTGGTCACGGTTCGTAAAATCCTTCCAAAACCGCTCCCAATCAATCCCCGGAGCCTCCCCGGCCATCACGGAAGCCAAACTCTGCATCACAGGATCGGCCAAATCCTGCAACTTCTCCGTCGTCATCTCCTCGCCCAGCACCATTCCCCCAGCCACGCCGGAACGCGCCCCTGCCCGCAGGGCGGAACTCTTCAGCCGCATCGCCTGACGGCTCAGACTCAACTTGCTCATCCACTTATCCACAAACGCGCTCCCGGATCTCAACCCCATCACTCCCTTTGCCACGATCGCCCCGGCCCGATCCAACGCCCCTTGAACCGCGCCGCTCGCCGCCGCGCCTCCCAGCCTCGCCAGCCTGCCGCCATCTGGACGCTCCTGCACGGCCTTACTGTAACTATCCCCGGCATAAGACATCGCCGCCACTCCGGCCCCCACGCCGGAAAAACTCAACGCCGTAATCGGCACAGACCGCACCGCGCTCAGCACCCCATTCCCAAACCACCCATACTCCGGCTTGTTAATCGGCCTGTACGTCCCCTGCGCCATCGCCAGAAAAGCATCCAGCCTCCGGCCATACTCATCCGCCGCCTTCGCGTCAGCCTTCAGGGCAGACCCGTCCCCGCCAAACAACTCCTTCACTCCCCCCGCCACATCCAACTGTGCGGCAATCCCGCCGCGCAACAAAGACCTGATTCCATTACCTAAATCCTCCCAGCCACGGTTCCCGGCCTTCCATACATTCGCCATATAACTCCTCTCATTCCCGCCCTTGCGCTGCACAATCTCCGCCAGCGCATCCATCTGGGCATCCGTAAGGCCATCCATCGCCTTCAGGGCTTGGTGGATTGAAGCCATCCCCTCCGGCTGAAAAATCCGGTTCGCCGTCCCGTCAGCATACTTCACGGCCCACTCCAGCCCCTCCATCACGCGCGGCAATACCGGCTCCAGCCCTCGCCTTGTCCTCTCCGCATCCGCCTTCACCCATCGCAATGTATTCCCCACCTTCTTATACATATCCTCTCCCATTTGTCCCCTCTGCTCCCACAACGCCTGTCTTCCGTCCCCGCCCGTCAGCACAGCCTGCCTCACGCTCTCGGCAGCCCCCTTCAGCAACTCGTCAGCATGAGCATCCTCCTGCGCCCGCCTGCTGAGAAACCTGTACACCGTCAGCCCCGGCTTATTAAAATCAATCTGCTCCCCCTGCTCCTTCAGCCGTATAGCCATCTGTTCCAGTAGCGGAACCCCGTTTCGCGCCGAAACCTGATTCTCGGTATATCCTCCCTCATCCAACGCCCATCCCAGCACCAGCGACCGCGCTCGCAACTCATCCCCCAGCTCATTATCCGGGAAAAACTGCGCCTCAAACTCCTTCTTCACACTCTCCGGCACCTTCTTCAAATCCCCGTTAAACACGCTCCGGTGCCAATCCACCTTATCCTTTCTCCTCGCATACTCCGCCTCATCCTCCTGAGCACTCTTAAACGCCAATGCATCAGGAAACAAAGGCATGCCGCGCCTTGTCCTCTCATTAACATACTCCTGCACCTTGGCTCTCTCTTCGCCCAGCACGCGCTCCTTCTCCGCTTTCATCGGATCATCCCCGCCCTTCCTCAAATCGGCGGCCAACATCTTCCCGCGTTGCCAGCTCCGATAAGCGTCAGCCTGCCAACCCTCCCCCTTCTGCCGCAAATACCGATCCATTGCCGGATCAATCTCCACAGGGAACAACTGCCTGCCCTCTCCGTCATCATAAACAGCATTCGCGCTCTCTTCCAAAAACTTATCCCTCTTCCCGCTACGTTCAAATTCCCTCGCCTGAGCCGCTACCTGTGAAATATCATTACCAAACATAAAAACTTTTAACTATTAAACATTAACCAGAAACATCACTTCTCCCCATTCTCCCACGCCCACTTCTCCTCCACCACCCGCTTCAATGCCGCTACATCCTTGGCGGACTTCACATCTAAAACCTTGAATACGGCAGCATGGCACTGCCTCAAATCCTTCCCTTTCATACTCACACCCTCCAGAACCTTTCTCCATCCCTCCCTGTTCTGAGCCGGAGCACCCCAATCCCCATTCAGCGGAGGCAGCAGAGCAGCATTACCTTGCTCATTCATATCCACCCCCAACTCATCCAGCACCTCACTCGCGCCAACACTCTTCAGCTTCACTTCAGGCTCAGGAGCCGCCACACCCGGAACATTCTGACGGCCTGACAACTTCACCCCTGTACCATCCGCCGCCAGCCTCTCAGCCTGTGCCCTAATCTCCTCTCGGCTTGCCCCCGGATTCTCTCGTACCCACCGCTCCAGCCCCTGTCTCACCTGATAAGCCGCCGCCATAGACCTCTCATACCCGGCAAAATCTCCCTCTTTCTGCGTCTCTTTCCACTTCCCGAACACCTCTCCATCCACCATCCCCTCAACCACACTCGCCGCTTCCCTGGCCGCCCCCCGGAACCGTGCGGGCACATTCCCCACGGCCAGATCCTTCAGCTCCGCCATCATCCTCTCCTTCGTCGTCTTGGAAAGCATGGACGTGGCAATCTCCCTCTCCACCTCCGCATACATCGTCCCGTCAACATCCAAATCAGGCTCATACCCCCGCAACAAACCATCCACCCGCATAAAATCCTCCGGACTCGTGTACAACTCCGCCTCCTCCTTCCCCATCTTCTCCACAGCCTTCCTCCGCCGCTCTTCCGCCGCCCGCAAACTCATCGCGTCATCCACGGCCACGCGCCCCTCCTTCACATCCTTCTCCAAATCATTTCCCCGGAACTCCCGGCCCTCAAACGCATCCATCACATACCCCTGAGCCACTCCGGCCTGAGCCTTGCGCCTTGCCGCCTCCGCCTGTTTCCGGAACCCCTCAATCACATCCGGCCTACCCTTCACCGCATCCAGCCCTCCCGACTTCTCCAGCGCATCCAACCCATGAAAAGGATCTCTCTGAATCGCCGTCTGCACCCTGCTCTCCGTCTCCTTGAAACTCACATCCTGAAACATCAACTGCTGCTCATCCGGCTCCATCACCCCCTCCGCGCCAGCCGTCTGCACCGCTTCCCTCGCGCCATAATAATCCCCACCCCTCAGGCAAAAATCATACCTCGCCTTGAAAGACTTGGCAGCCCTCTCCTTACTCGCCAGCAACTCCCTGCGCCCGGCATCAATACGGCCCGTTGACGTAAACGCATCATACCACAGCCGCGCCCGCTCCTTCACCTCCGGCGTCTTAAACTTAACCTTGCGGAACATAGGCCCCAGCCTCTTGCTCACCAGCGCATTCCAGCGGGCCTCCCTCCCCGGCTTATTCCCCGCCGCCAGCTCGGCATTATCCCATACCCCCCTCTCCTCCTCCATCAACCTCTTCACATCCTCAAAACTCCCCGCATCGGCCATCCTGTCCGCCTTCTCCTGCAACCGCGCCCTCTCCTCATCCTCCCGCGCCAGCAACCTCGTCCCGGCCCCCATCTCCCCGGCCATCTCCGCCGCCGCGCGCGCCGGAGCCGTTGCGGCCCCCGTATCAGCCAGCACAGGCTCATGATACCCGCTCAACAAAGAAAACTTATCCATATCTACTTGAAAGCATTAAAAGCCGTTGCGCCGCCCTGCACCACGCCGCTCAGCAAACTCCCGAATCCGGACACCTTGCCGGCCCGCTCCGCCTGCCTCCCCTTCCACCTCTCCATCTGGGACTGCTCCCTCATGGCGGAAGACCGCTGCAAACTGCGCGCCGCCAAATCATTCACCTCCTGCTCAAACCGCGTCGCAACCTTCATCTCCCTCCCCAGCGCGCTCCCGCTCCGTTCCACGCCGCTCGCCGCTGTCTGCGCGGCGGCCTGCCCTGTGGCCACCCCCTGCATTGCCCGCATCCTCATCTGATTCTCCGCGCTCTCCGCATCCAGCGCATCCGCCTCCCTGTCCAGCGCGGACGCATTATAATAAGCCGTCTGCCGCGCCTGCCGCCCGGCTTCCCTCTCGGCGCGTCCCCGGAACGCGCCGGCCAGCCCCTGAAGACCGGCCATACCTAACTGAAACCATTCCATAATATAATATCTATCAATAAACTACTTTGAAAACTGCACATCAAACCCCAGCAAACGCACATCGCCATCCCCGGCGCACCGCAACTCAAACACCAGCTCATCACTCCACACCCCCGGCACCGTCAAATCCTGCCAGCCGTCCAGCACATCGCCCCGGCTCCTGCTCAACTCCGTCAACCGCCCGCAAAACCCTGCACGCACCCCATCCGCCGCGCTCGCGACAAACCGCGCACGCACGCTCACACTCCCTGACTTTACCCCCGCACCCTGCTCAAACGCAAGCCCATTTGTAACCAGTACGGACTCATACGGCGCCCCGGCATCTCCCCCACGGCTCCATCCGTCCCGGAACACGCCGCACCCCTCCACCAGCCGCTCCAGACTAACCCGGCCATCACGCTCCACAGCCAGCCACACCTCATCGGCATCCTGCCCATCCATCACGGCCACGCTCAACGCCCTGCCGCCCCCTCCCAGCACATGCCTCGTCCACGCGCACACCCGCTGCTCGGCATTATACGTCAGAACAGCCAGCCCGCCATCAGCCCTCACCCCCCAAATCCTCACCTCCGGCACGCGCTGCACGGCCAGCCCCACAAACCCTCCCGGCCCGCCTGCATGCTCGGCAAACGTCGTCGTATCGGCGGCCCTGTACCCGTCCGCCTCAAAACTGTACCCCAGCTCCTTCACCCTCATCCCCCCTCTCTGGACAAACACGCATCCTCCATCCGTCGCCTCCGCATCCACCCGGCTGCACCCCACCCTCAACTGCACGGCAGCGCGGCAAAAATCAGGAGTCACCACGCCGCCCTCGCCTCCGCTCAGCCGCCAAACCTGGGCCGTGGAACCAATCAACAAATCATTCACGCTCTCCATCCACACAATCCGGTGGCAATCCTTGGCCGCCAGCGTCACCTGAATCGCATCCTCATCGCTGTCCCCAATCTGGAAATTGGCAAAATCATCCACCACGCTCCCCCACACCGTCTGTGGATTCGCCGCCGTCCCGGCCAGCCACAACCTCCCTTGGTGCATCGCCACAGCACTCGGCCACCCGCACCCTCCCCCAAACATCCCCCTGCTCCACACATCCGTCACCGCCCTCTCATACGGCAATCCGGCCCCCCCATACGTCTTATAACTCAACCTCAGCACCCTCCACTTCATCCCACCCATCTCTGCCGCCGTCCAAACCTGATCAACGCCTCTCCCCACGGCACCGGACAAAAAATTCACCATATCCATCCCCCCGCTGCGCCACCCGCACCACTTCCACTTCCTCGGCCAAAACCCATTCACCGTCACCTTGCTCTCGATCGTCTTGCCATCCTCCAAATCCCATACAAACTCGCCCCAACCGCCAAGACCAAAATACAACAACACCACACGCCCATCCTCCCTCTCCACACACCCGGCCAGCCCCAAAAAGGAACCCATCTTCTCAACCACCTTCCCATCCTCATACAAACACACACTCCCCATGGCAGCCTCCCCATCCGCCACATCCCCAGCACTCTCTCCGCACAACAACACAGCCCGGCCATCCCGCAACGGCATCACATGCCAGACAGCCTTCTTGCTCCCGGTCACCGTGCAGGCAGTCAAACTCTGCGCCACAGGATCATACACCGCGCATGCAACGCCATTCTTGCAGGGGCAAAGCAACACCCTCCCGCCATCCACCACAGCGGCCCTCCGGTAACTCCCGCTTGTAACTGCCAGCCCGGAATGCGCCACCTTCTCCAAACTTCCATCCGCAGGATCATACACATAAAAAGCCGTCGCCATATACGGAGTCAGCAGCACCCGCCCATCATCCAGCAACACCGCCTCGCCAAAAAAACGATCCCCAACCCCTTCCAAAAGCACCTCACTCTCCTCCCCGCTCTCCACATCCAGCACACAACACCTTGCCCCTCCGCTGGTCAAAAACGCCCGGCCATCCTTCAACACACATCCCCCCACCCATCCGCAGCCATCATCCCGTTCCGCGCCCACCTTGCGGCCCCCGCCGTCCACCCGGTCAAACACATAACAACAGGCATGGGCCTTCCCTGCCAGCAGCAGCCTCCCCCCATCCAGCTCCAGCACCGTCCCCCACACCTCCTCCCAATAATCGCCAACCCCGGCAACCAGCCCCTCCGCCTCATAATCCCACGCATTCAGCCTCAACTCATGCCTGCCCCAGTTAGTCGCCGCGGGCTTATACTTCATCACCCGCAACTGCAAACGTGTAGGACGTTCACACGTGCCGCTGAACTCAAAATTCCGCCAATCCCCGTCCCATGACCAAAACCTGTGCAGCACCTCAAACTTATGAGGGCTCAAACTCTCATCCTCCGCATCCGCACCCATCAACTGAAACTCGCCCTGCCACCGCTGATCCTCATTCCCGTAAGTCTTCAGCGTCCACGCCCCCTCATGGCACACGAACGCCCTCTGCGGCCCATCGCTGGAAGCCCACCACTCCCGCATGCTGTTAAACCCGCTCCCAAATCGGCTCACCACCCATCCGGGAAAGAAAAACTCCGGATAATCAGCCAAACTCTTGCTCCCCTTATAATCCGTCCTCCCGTAATACTGCTTATAACATGTCCATGTAACACGCACATCGCCGCTCACCGTCCACAACTCCTGCCCCGCCAAAACAATCGTACCCGCAGCGGACAAATCAGGAACGGCCTCGGGCGGATTACCCGTCCCGGTCAACTCCGCGTGAGTCTGCGCCACCACCACCCGCTCCGCCATATGCTGAGTATAAAGAACACTCGTGCCAAACTCCTCTGAGCGGAACACATGGCGGTCAGCACCAAACATCAACCCACCCGCATCACGCTCAACCCATGCCTCCCCATCCTTGGAAATCGCAAACTCCCTCGGACTCCGGTCAAACTCCATCACCGCCAGCCTCCAATCATCATCGCCATGCCTCTCCAGCCTCTGCGGAGCCACCCTCCCGCACACCACCCACACCACGTCATTGCACTGCACCCACCGCAGCTCCGGCAAATCCTGCTCCGTCCACGGACTCTCCAGCCGGGCGGCCAAACTCCCATCCAGCCGGAACACCTCCACAAACCCCGCTCCAAACACCACCATATACCGCCGCTCATCACTCACATCCATCCCCATCAGCCGCACCCGCCCGCAAGCGGCCCCTCCATCCACCGCACACATCCTCTCCGCGCCGGGCCGCCGCATCAGCCCGCCGAACGTATGCACCAGAAAATTCACAATCGTCTGCGCGCTCCGGCCATACCCATCCACATCATACCTTATCGCCCCCATGCGGTTCCACTCACCTCCGGTAAACGCCACCCTCATCCCGCTCATACAATCCCCCTCCTCCCCCACGGAGACACCGTTTCATCTCTCCCTCCCCGTCCCATATCCTGCAACCGCGCCCGGTACTGCGCCCTCATCTCCAGCCGCCTCACATCCGCTTGCAGCCGTCCCTCCAAATCCCCGCGCCCGGTAACGGTCAACGCGCACAGGCACGCCAGCTTGGCGGCCAGCAACTCTCCATCCGCACAACACCACTCATGGGCGGCATCATCCGGCCTCACTAAATACACCACGCGCACCTCCCTCCCTTCCCCTGTCCAAAACAACCTCCCGTCAAACACGCACCACCCGGCCCCATCCACATCCACCACATCCACACAACCCTCCGGCAACGCCTCGCTCCGCACAAAACCGGGCAGCCGCAAATCCTCTTCACCCTCCAACTGCGCCACCCTCTTCGCCCACACAGGCTTCACCTCCTGCACAACATACTCCACTGCGCTCGGCCACATGGCTCGCAACACAGCCCCCACCTCCTCATCATCCAGCCCCGTCACAGGAGCCTTCCCCAACTTGGCAAGGGCAAAATTAACCACATCCAACTGCTTCATAACATCATCAAAAAACTAAGCTGAAAACGGAGGGCGGCCCGCAGACCGCCCCCCGCCGCTCCACGGCAACAAACATTGCCCGGAAACAACTCCTTACTGTGCGCACAGCACCTTAACAAACCCCTTCTCCTCCAGACGCGTTGCCCCGCAGGCAAACTTCGCGCGGATCTGCAACGCCTCATCCAAATCATCCCTCACGGAAATCTTCACCTTAAAATCATTCCACAGCCCGAACTGGGCGCGGCTCTTCACCCATGCAAGGCACTCCCTCACCCCCTCGGACTTGGGCAAAAGCTCCGTGCGGACAAACTTGAACCCCATAAACGTATCAACCTTCCCATCCACCAGAGCCTTCACGCTATTATAATCGTAAGAAGTCACCTCCGTCGTGCTCAGCAAATTAAGAATCTGCGCGGAAGAACACGCAAACACAAGCTGATCCCCGGCGGCGGAACTATCCTCCGTCCACGCATCCGCCTCCTGAAACATCTGCAACGTCCGGCGCAGCTTAGCCAGCGTCAGGCCGCTTGAGGCCTTCGTGCCGGACTCCACATAATCCTTGGCAACAACTCGGTCATCTGGAAAAGCCTTAGCCGTCGTCCCGTCCTTACCCACAAAATTCTGCCCTAGAAACGCGGCAATCATCACATCATCCATCTTCCGGTTCGCCGCCATCCTCAACCCCTCCAGCGTCTTGCTCACCGGCAAATCCAAATCGCCAAGCTTCGTCGCGTCAAACTCGTCAAACCCTACCGCCTTGGTGAAAATGCGCGGACGCATGGAACGCCTCAACGTAGGAGCCTCATCAAGCGTGGTGCTCCCCATGCGCGTCGTCTTCTCCTTAAAATCAAGCACCCCGTACTGGTCAATAAACTTCACCTCCCCCTTGCAATCCCTGTCCACCGTCACCAGCTTCTCCAATGCGCTCACCTTCTGTTGCAGCAACACCCCCCACTTATTCGTGTACTTGACCTGATAATTATCGCTAATTGTAACTGCCATAATAATATAATAACTAAATGTTAATAACTCTTGTTCTTACTCGCTCTCCATGACCCTAAAACCCCATCAGGCGGTTATACTGCTCATCGGCATACCTGTGATTGGCATGGTTCGGATTCATAAACGCCTCATGTAAAGGGTGGCTCGGATCATTCATCATCCTCTCCGCCTCCGCCTTCCCCCCGGCAGCCGCGCCCCCGGGCATGTTAAGCCCCTTGGCAGGCTCATCCTGCATCATCGCCCCCATCTGAGCCAGAAGCCGGATCATCACCGGATTCGTGCCGATCACCGGATCATCCACCACGGCACGCACCTCCTCACCACTCACCCCGGTCATCTTGGCCAGCATCTCCAGCGCACTCACCGCACTCCTCACATGCGCCCCATATCCATCTCCCCACAACCCCTCCAGCTCAGCCTTCACAGCGGCCACGCGCTCAGCCTCGGCGGCATCCGCCGCCCTCTGAGCCTCTGCGCTCCGGGTGGCAAACTCATGCACAATCCCCGCAAAAGCCTCCTTCGGCACCCCCAGCTCCCAAGCCTTGCGGCCCAGCACCTCCACCGCCTCCGCATCCCACACCCCCTCCGGCAGCCCCTCCGGGGCAGCGGGCAAAAACTCATCGCCCGCAAACTCCTTATTCATCCCAAGAGCCTCCCTCCATGCCGTCATCGCCGCCTCATCCCCCAAATCATACCGCAGCACGGCGCCCGCTCCGGGCGCACCGCTTCCGCCATCTCCACCACTGTTGCCTCCGTCTCCTTCTCCTCCATCCCCGTCACCGTTTCCGGCCCCATCTCCACCAGCATTATTTCCGGCACCAGCCATCAGGCTCACCGGGCCGCCGCCATTTGCGCCCCCGTCACCTGCCTCCTCGCGCAAAAAACCATTCGCAATCAATTTACCAATAAACATAATATTTAATCTCTAGTCTTTAATACTTAATAAATCCACCAACGCCACCTCACGCATCCCCCTGTCCCGCTCCCGCCCGCCACGCTCAAACCTCACCCGTTCCACCCCCTGCGCCTGCTCGCCCAGACAACCCCGTGCCAGCTCCACCAACTCATGAACACTCCCCCACGCCAAATGCACATAAAACACGCGCCCCCCATCCACCAGCCACCCAAGCAACACAACCTCCCCGCTCATCGCCGCCACACCTCCCGCATCCAGTACCCGTCTGCACTCCTCCCACAAACGCTCATGGCTGCCCGCATACCTCACCGCCCACTCATACCCGCTCATCCTTGGTAAAAAACTTGAAAAACTCCACGGCGGAGGGGGAATCAACCGTAAATTCGGGGTAGTCACGGGCTGTGAAAAACCTGCGGCCCCCTTGAGAGTTGACGGCCTCAACGGTCAAATCCACGGTTTCCACCGTCCGCACAGGATCATCCTCTTCCGGCGCGTAAAACTCTTTCAGTCTCGCCCACACCTGAACGGCCTTCCACGGCTCCGACAATCCAACCAACGCGGCCACTACCGCCTGCATGGCCGGGGCCTGTTCCACAGGTATATCGTCCTGGTTAAAGCGGGCCGGAAGTCTATAACCGCACGCGTCCTGATAAATGGGCGTCAGGGTAAATTCATCCCACTGGCCCAGCTTGGGAAACTGTATCTGTATCTCCGAATTATTCATGATTCAATGGGGGTGTTAATATCCACAAAATCAGCCGTTTCTTCGGCTTCAATAGCATTGACAGCCAAAGCTTCCAGACCGTAAAAAACCGGGTTCATGCCTCCGGGATGGTAATAGGTGTACTCTCCGGTTCCCGCATAAACGGAAACGTCGCCAGCCGTATTATTCACCACATCAGTCACCCATTGGGAAATACCAACATTGGTTTCAAAATTGCTGACCCCCCGGCATGTGGCAATTTGATACAAATTATACCCCTGACCTCCGGTGAGCATGAGCCAGAGCGCGCCCGTATCCTCATACTTGGCAATATTGGCTGCAGATTTCTGCTGGTAAATAACCTTGGCAATCGTCCACGGAACAGGCTCATTCTGACTGGCTGGGATGAAGCTGGTGGTGGTTTTCACCTGCCAGCCAGCCGCGGCTGTCAGCACGTAAATCTCACGCACCTTTATTATATAACCGTTGCGCTGTGTGTCCCTGACATTGTCAAAAGTAATATCCAGAATTTCGCCGTGATTGTAAGCCAAACCGTTTGCCGG